GCGGGAAAAAATACTCGCTCCGCTCGTTCGCCTCATAGGCTCACTCTCTCCGCTCGTATGCTCATTGTCTCTCGCGCTAGTTGTACGCGCTCGTTCCAATTCGCATGACATAAGCACGGAAACCGTGCTATTCCTCGCTCCACACATTCCTTGCGGAATTGTGGGAAGTGTGTTCGCTCGTCATTGACAAGTCGCGCTCCAATGGTCGCGCTCCAGAAGTCGCTCCCCTTTGCGCATCCGCAGGGTCGCTCCAACTCGCTCGCTATCGCTCGCTCGTGTTATGTACCTCGCTCACTACGTTCGCTCGGCTTACTTTACAAACGTGTTCCTTACTGTGCAAGACCTGCAGCTTGCTGTAGGAGGGGTATGGGGAGGTTCCCCATTACTAGCCTGTACGTTTGCGAGAATACTTTCGAGCAAACTTGAATTTAATATCATTGATAGTTGCTATATAATTAACGCTAGCCCGAAGGCTAGACTGAACTAATTAATATCATGGGGGATATGCCTGAGGGATAGCTAGCAACTATCTTGTTGAAACATAGTAAACATTATAGAGAAAGAGATATATATATACCATATATAGTATGTTCAATACGTATAACTATATGTAGGAGAGTGTCTGAGGTCTTGATACTTGGGATACAGATAGTTACATACACTAGACAAATATTAACAAAGCATACTATATATAGTGTATTGTTTTGTAGGGGTGGGTAAGTATATGTTAGCGAGCTTGCGAGCTATCTTATATGGGTGGGGGAGGTGGTGGATACTAAGTATAGAAGTGTATATAAAGCTTTAGACCATACGTAACGGGGTATTTAATGTGGCGGGGGGCTGGTGTGGTATGTGATACCTAAAAAAATTACTGGTAACTAGCTACAAAAACGCATGACACTTACCTGTACAGTTGACTGGGATAACAGTTACAGGAGGATACATTGTCCTGTTTAGATAAGTGTCTAGTACAGTATAACATACTTACTAGATTGTCTAGTAAAAAAGGGTTCCTTTTTTATAGTACGAGTGGATGGGTCGTTTCGGGCAGGGGCGGACATATAACGTACTGTAAAAAAAATAATTTCTTTCTTTTCGTAAGTCCTCGGGTACTCGCCTTGTGGTAATCCCAGTCCTAGCATTCCTGCTAGTAGCGAGCTTTCTGCCGTCCGATAGCACCTTTACCTGTAACTTATTAGTTCGAAAGGAATGTTTGTATAAGAACTATACCATACTAAAATGTTAATGGAAACAAAGGAGGATATTATTTATGATTTTAAAGAACAACTTCAGGTCGGTGACCAAGGTGAACAACTTATTAAAACATTCTATGAAAGTCGTAGAGCAGAAGGCAAATCAGTCTATATTGTTAGACCAGCAGCTAAGTGGGAACAACAACAAGGTGCAGATTTCTTTGTAGTTAACAATGAGTTAGGTACAAAATACTTTGAAGTTAAAACTGACACACAAGCTAAAGATACAGGTAATGTAGCACTAGAGGTACAGATAGTAGATAACGATGGATTTAAATCTATTGGTTGTGCAATGAAAACATTTCCTGACTTTCTTTTTTACTGGATATATCCAACACAAGAAATACTGTATTGGAATCCACAAAAATTAAATCCCTGGATTATTGACTGGATTGCGGACGGACACAAGATAGTAGAGACAGAAAATAAAAATTTTTTTTCACGCTCTTTGCTAGTGCCTATTATCGAACTAAAAGCAACTGGGGATGTACGTACTATAGAGGTTAGTCAAGAATTAATTGACCAAGTTATTTATGCGTAACGTTTCCCCAACGGTCAGTTCTTACAATTTGTTTTGGATTGTTATCAGATATACAAGGTAGACCATCTTCGTGGTGTCTGTACTGTTCATTACACACTAAACATCTTTGGTGTCTGTTGTATGACTTGTCGACCACTGCCATTAGGTAATCCAACCTTATAGCAATTTCTCTACCTTTGTCTTGAATTTCGTTGTCTGTTATCTTAGCCATGGGTAAACTAGATTAGCATAATGATAAAAACATGCAAGGTTTGTAACAAATCATTAACGTTCAAACGCAAATGGAAGTTGTGTAAGAATCTTGCATGCATTGAATACAACAAAAAAATTAGGAGGTATGACGGTGTACGGCAAGATGAAAAAGCCAGCCAAGAAGAAGAGTAGGAACTCTCGCAAGTCTAAAAAAATGTATTAATATAAATACATGACAATTAATAGCCAAGGACAACTTTCTAGTAACTTACCTAAGGCATATCAACTATATCCTAACGGTAATCAAAATTGTGGAAATTGTACACATTTTGTAGAAGGGTACTGTAACCTTTTTAAGGCAGCAGTACAGTCCTTTGCTTGGTGTAAGAAGTGGAAAGGTGGTGCCGATGGCTCCTAAGAAAAAACCTAAAAGAAAACCTATTAATGCAAAAACCAAAGCTACATTACAGAAAAAAGCTGCTAACTCAAAATATACGTATGCGCAGTTGGCTGCCGTCTACCGTAGAGGGCAAGGTGCTTATCTATCTTCAGGGTCTAGGTCTGCTAGCATGGCTGCTTGGGCGATGGGTAGAGTAAATAGTTTTATTAAAGGTGGTCATTCACAGGATAATGATTTGAAGAAGAAAGGCGGTAAGAAACGTGCCTCCAAAAAGAAAAAAAAGTAGACGTAAGGTTAAGTATGAGAAGGGCGTACCTGCTAAGTATTTACAGAATAAAAAAAATTCTAAAGGCTCTGTGGCACGTGAAATTCGAGCTACAGCTAAGGCTTATAAAGAAGGACGGTATATAGATTTGAAAAAGGTACAGAAATCAAGAGCTGTTAGGAAAAAGAAATAATGGCTATTACATACAGAGGAGAAAAATTTTCGGGATACAATAAACCTAAACGTACGCCTAACCATCCGTCTAAATCACATGCTGTCTTAGCTAAAGAAGGTAGCAAGGTTAAATTAATTAGATTTGGACAGAAGGGTGTTAAAGGTGCTGGTAAAAATCCTAAGTCTGCTAAAGAAAAAGCTAGACGTAAATCTTTTAAAGCAAGACATGCTAAGAATATTAAAAAAGGAAAGATGTCAGCAGCCTACTGGGCTAATAAAGTAAAATGGTAAATGTAGTCTGCGCTGTTCCTGAGTGCAGTAATCTACTTCCAAAAGGTCAAAGAAAATTTTGTTCAGATAAATGCAGACAGCTAATTGATAAACGTAAATGGAGAGCTAAGAAGAACGGTGAGGTCTATATCCTTGAAGATAAAAAGACTAACATTAAAGCTAAAGAACCTAAGAAAAAATCTACAGCAAAAGATGGACGTGTATCAGCTAGACGTGGTGATGTTTATGACAAGTTCGTACAAGATGGACTTGTTAAAGAAGTATTGGAAGATGAGATTACAAGAGATGATGCAGCTAAAATACTTAAAGTTTCTAAAGCACAAGTGTCAAGATTTCTTGCTGCCTACCAAGAAGACGTAGAATTAGAAAAAGCACAATCTGATTGGGATGTACCAACAGAAGCTATAGAATCATTAGAATCATTTAAAGAATTTAGAAATAGATATTTTTTAACGGAGAAGGGTGTTCCCTTTGAAACTGCACCGTTTCATGAAAAGTGGATAAACGCACTAAACACTGCTATTGATGAAGGTGGACAACAGATGATTTTGTCTCCACCTCGTCATGGCAAAACAGAACTGCTTATACATTTTGCTATATGGCGTATTATGAAAAATCCTAACATTAGAATTATGTGGGTAGGTGGTAACGAAGATATTGCTAAGAACTCCGTTTCATCTGTAATAGATACATTAGAATCCAACGCAGGACTTAAAGAAGATTTTTGTGGACCAGGTGGTTCTTTTAAACCTAAGACAAGAACAGGTAAGTCTTGGTCACAAAATGGTTTTACTGTATCTACTAGAACAGTACATGGTATTAAGTCACCAACTATGATTGGTATAGGTAAAGGTGGTAAGATACTTTCTCGTGACTGTGACTTAATTATTGCAGATGACATTGAGGACCATGCATCTACTGCACAACCTAGTGCTAGAAACAATACTAAGAACTGGTGGACTACTACGCTTGCATCACGTAAAGAGGAACATACTGCAATTATTGTTATAGGTTCAAGACAGCATCCTGATGACTTGTATAGTTCGTTACTTGATTCTGAAGCATGGGAAACAATAGTAGAAGAAGCGCATGATTCTAGTTGTGACATAGCCGAACTAGAAGAAGAAGAACATATAGATTGTATGTTGTGGTCAGGATTTAGAACGTACAGATGGTTGATGTCAAGAAAACGTGATGCTATGACTACAGGTGGTTTACAAAGATTTGAAATGGTTTATCAGAACAGACCAGGAGAAGGTGGTGCAACAATATTTAATGTTGAAGCTATATCTAAATGCATGGATACAAGTAAAGTTGTCGGTGAAATACCACAGCATTCTTATCTTGTAGCAGGACTAGACCCAGCAGCATCAGGTTATCAAGCAGCATTCTTATGGGCAATACTAGATGATGGTGAAGATGCATTGTTGCAAATGGTAGATATACAAAATAATAAAGGTGGCGGTATAGAAGAAGCTATGCAAGTTATTAAAGAATGGCATCAAATGTATAACCTATATCACTGGGTTATTGAAGAAAACAACTTTCAAAAAGCAATACGACAAGACCCACGTATTAAAGAGTATGCAAATAGAAACGGAATTATATTAGAGGGTCATGAAACTTACAAAAACAAATGGGATAGTCATTTTGGTGTTACATCACTAGCACCTATGTTTCAAGACCAATTAATAATTTTACCATACGGTAACGCTGAATCGCAGGTTAAGTCAGAAATGTATAGAAAACAATTATCTTATTTTTCAGCAAGACGCAAAAACGTCTACAAATCTGATATAGTTATGGCTAGTTGGTTTCCAATTAAAGTATTACGTAAGTTGCAAAAAGCACACTATTCTGATATAGGAATTGACTACATACCTAGCTATGATAGCTTTGATATAGTAGAATGGAATGACGCGCCATGGAGTTAAATGTTAGTTAAAGACATACTAGACAGAACAAGATTCTTAAAAGAAATGCACGATGAGGCTTTGCCTGATAGAGCAAGGTTTCGTGCAATTATTAATGGTGGTGAAAATGGAATTAAAGCATTATTAGGTCAATCAATATCAAGTATGGATGCAGATATGTTACCTGCTCCAAACTTATTACTATCTGCACTAGACAGACTTGCACAAAAAATTGGTAGAGTACCTGCATTAGATGTACATATCACAAACCCTAGAGATAGTGAAAGAAATAAAAAGAAAAAAGATAAGCTAGAACGCATAGTTACATCTTATGACCAGTTCCAAAAATTAGATTTACAGTTACCACAAGTAGCTAGATGGTTACCAGGATACGGTTTTGCCGTTTGGGTTATTACAAGTAAGACTGACCCACAGGGCAATGTGTATCCAGTAGCAGAACTACGTGACCCATATACAACATTTCCAGGTTATCAAGGTGCAAATCAAATGGCAGAAGAGCTAGTGACTATTAGAAGCATACCTGCTGATGTATTAGTAAGAATGTATCCTGAACTTAAAAGCTATTTTGCTGAAAAAGGTGATGAAGTACAAGAACCATACGGTTTTACTACAGGTATATATACAAACTATGGTCAAGAAGGTTCATGGGAAAACTCTAATGACAATGGTGAAGTTGTTGTAGAATACATAAATCCTGAAGGAACATACATTGTACACGTTGCATCTAATAAAATTGTAGATTTTGTACCTAACCCATTACAATCAGGTCCATCTTTTGTATGTGCTAAGAGATACTCTTTTGACCAAATACAAGGACAGTTTGACCAAGTTATAGGTTTGATGGCTGCTATGGCAAAGATTAACGTTATGTCAGTAATTGCTATGGAAGATGCAGTATTTACAGAAACTAACGTAGTTGGTGAAATTGAATCAGGACAATACAGAAAAGGTAGAAATGCTATAAACTACCTATCTCCAGGTTCACAAGTAATTAAACCAGTCAATAACCTACCGTATCAGTTGTTTGAATCAGTAGGTAGAATAGAAAGACATTTAAGAACTGTTGCAGGTTATCCAGTACAAGACGATTCTATATCACCTAACAGCTTTGTTACAGGTAGAGGACTAGAAGAACTACAAGCTGGTATAGGTGCAATGGTAAATGAATATCATAAAGTTTTACAAAACGCTATACAAGAAATAGATTACAAAAGATTAGAGCTTGATGAGCTATCTCTAAGTAAACGTAAACCATTAGTTGGTACATTACGTGGTTCAGCATTTGCAGAGAACTACACACCTGCTACAGATATTGATGGTAATTATCTAACAAGACGTAAATATGGTGCTATGGCTACATTTGATGAAGCAGGCAAAGTTATAACAGGATTACAGCTATATCAAGCAGGCATTATAGATAAAGAAACTATGCAACGTGAAATGGATGGTTTAGATAATCTTCAGTCTATTAATGAAAGTATTACCAAAGACAAAGCAGAAAGTGTTATGTTTGATTCTTTATTAGCACAAGCTAGTCAAGGTAATGCAAAAGCATCTATGGCATTAGTTGAGATATATACAAGTCCTAATAACATTGGAAGTATATTAAAGAAATATTTTACAGCAGAAGACCCACAACCAAATCAACAAGAAGCTATGTTAGCACAAATGGCTGGAGCAGCTCCACAACAAGGAGGACCTCCACCATCGCCACAAGATGTTATGAGTTTATTGCAGGGAGGTGCATAATGGAAGACTTCGATAGAATTAACAGTAGGTTTCATCAAGTTATTATGGGTGAAGACTGGGATATAGATAAAACAGAAGTAGCTGAATTGTATTTAAATGACCAATTAGAAGATAAAACAGAGTGGGAGAATATGGATGGTTTAACAATAATGTATGTGCCAGGATATGGAAGATTACAAATGATATGGGTGGAGGATGATAATGACCAGAGGTTCTAATAAAAAAGCATTCGGTGTTGATATGCAAAGAGGTGAAGGTTCTGCTGAACGTGAATCAATGTTACGTGGAGGACCTATAAGTTTAGATGAAACACCTGCTATACCAACAGCAGCACCAGTAGAAGAACCTACTGTTTCACAAGCTCCACCACCTAGTGCATTTAGA